TGGCAGCTTCACCACGTTGCCCTCGACAACAAACGTAATCTCTTTTTCTTTCAGCAGCTCGGCTGCATCAAGAGAGAGCTTGTAGTTTGCGCGCGTCTCCTTGTCTAACCAAGTCGGCGTATTATTGAAATACAAGATATTAACGTTATCACTTTGAGCATAAGCCTCAATCTCGCGCATCTTCGCCTCTTTCGCATTTCTCAACCTTTCTTCAAAAGTTTCTACTTCTTCAACCTCAACGCACCCAGCCGCTTTCAGCTGCTCGGGCGTGGGGTTCAAAATTAACATTCCGTCCAACTCGATTTTACCTTTAACCAAGTTTCCGTACTGGTCTATATATTGTTTTTGTCCCATAATCTTATGGTAATTCGCTAATCGGTTTCAAATAAGTGTTGTATGGCGCGGGTAGCAGCGTCTTGTAGTAGTCAATGTCTCCTGCCTGCACATAGATGTCGAACTTATGTTTTAATCTAAGCTTAGGGTCTTGCGGCAAACGTCCCCTGAATATGAGTTGTTGTAATCGGTCCGCATTATATAGAAAGCTGTTGTCTATCTTCTTTACGCCTGCGCCAATGTCGCATTTCAACATTTTATGGTTTGAAAATAAATAGCCTATTTCCTCCACAGAATCAGGTAGTATGATTGAGCGAATATCATTCTCCGCAATAATCCATTGTGAAATTTTCTTTACGCCGCTTGGCACAACAAAATCACGCTCTTTGCCGAAAGCTCTGTACGCTATTGTCCCGTCATAACTCAATATGAAATTATTCTCAACCTTGTTGTTGCGGTTCGCCTTGTCAATCGTTACCTCCTCTAACCAATTGTTGCCGTAATTCCACGGCAATGAATTTATAACAGCCTTTGGCCCAAGATGAAGTGACACAACATAAAAACGCTCGGCTCTCAATGCGCCGTTTACACACACGCGCCTTGCGGCAATGTTATCTCCTCTCGAAAAGCTGTTCAAAGAAACGCTATGCAATGGGTTTTTCTTTATATCACCCCATGCCGATGCGTTCCAATTAACATTGCCAATATTCTGCAAGCCTGTGAAATAAAGCAGCTCATCAAATGTTGTGAATGTCTCCCAAGGCGGATTTGCCGCTTTGAATTGTGCATCAGTAACAGCTGCAGCTTCATCAATAGATAATCGCCCGTCTCCGTCTTTATCGAAGTGCGCCAAGCACCATTGCTCGACTGCCTTGTCGGCGAAGTGGATAAACCTCGCCTCATAGGCAGCACGCATCATTAAACGTCGTCTAAACAAACTCATTCTGCACCTCCCATAATGATGACGTCGTTTACAACACTCGCTTGGTAGGTCTTACCAGCCTCAGGAATGACAACTCGACCATCATACCACTTAATGTTTGCAGGTAATACGAGCGTTGTACCTGCATCATCAGGGCTAGTAAACTGAAAAGCGTACTCACCCACATAACCGTCCTCTGCCGCTGCAAACGTCAAAGACAATTGTGTGACCTCGGGCCAGACGTGTAAGGCGTCAGGTGTTAAGACAAACGTATGCTCATCTGAATTGTGCATCACGATTTTCATGCCGCCATCATTGCCCATCTGCACCAAGTTGTTTGCGGCATCGTCCCAACAATATAACTTGTTCTTGCACTTGTAAATCTTATCTTTGAGGATTTCTCCACCAAGAATAAAAGGCGCGACGTCTACACCTCTTTCGGGCTCACTCTCTAAATCTTTTAGTAGAATATATACGCCGCCATTGTCCTCGCCTACAAACGTCTTTCGAATCCTATCAAAATAGACTTTTGTAGTTCTCGTTTTATCGAAAGTTCCAACCAAAGAAACATTGTCGACAAAGCCTTCAAACTCTGCTGTGATTTTTCCTAACAAGAAGGCTGTAGTGAGATTAAGTCCATATTCAGATTCTTTTTTCGCATCCTTTTTAGCTTCCTCGATTTTCTTCTCGAGTTCCTTGTCGGCTGTTTCTCTCGCGGTTGCCTCGCTCGTTACTGACTGCTGCAAAGTAGATAGAGAGCCTTGCAAAGTCGTAATGCTTTTCCCCTGCACGGTAACTAAAGCCTTTACCTTGTCCGTCACGTCAACTAACGTCTGTGCCTCCTCGCTCCACACAAAAGCGGCAGCACCAAGCAAGTACACTTTGTCTTTAAGTATCGCACTTCTGTCTTCCGTCATATACGCATCCGCACTGGTCCAATTGTTAACGTACATGTTGCCCGATTTCCCGGCAAACACTTTCTTTGAGGAAATAAAGTAGACGCCAGAGATTTCAGAAACGCTTAATTGCGACACATTGGCGCTTTCCACAATTCCTTGAAAACGCGCGGTTAGACTGTTGCGAACATCACTAATCTGCGCTTGTAACTCTACTCCCTCCTTACCTGGAAAGGCTGTATTCTCTGTGTGGCCAAGTTCAAGAGCAGAGCCGATAGGGTCTAATTTGGTGCCATCCCATCTAAAGCTCTTATTGTTCGTAGTGTCAATGTATATCTTTCCGCTCTGTGGAATACGACCATTGCCGGAGTTCACTCCATACAAATAACCATCAGCCCAATTAGAGAAGTACTTTGGCTGTGCGCCGATGATGCGCAAAGCAAACGTTTTAGTCGTGCTATTGTACACAACGTCACAAGTCGCGTCTGTTGAGTTGTTTGAAGACGAAGTTTCCTCAAAAGCGACACTTTCTACTACGCCCGCAAACTCCAATACATTAAATGCGGAGACCGGCAAATAGACTGATGGTATATGGATTGTCTCGTCGAGTGGGGCAATTCCGTTAGCCTTGCCCTTACTGCCTTCTAATTTTTCTACGCTCGTCTTCGCTGTCGCTACATCTTTCTTGACTGCTTCAATCGCCTCTCCGCACTCTCTATTGATGTCATCAATGAGTTCTGCTACGTCTTGCAGTGCTCCACCAACTCTCTGTGCCGTATTCTCTCCGACTTGCGTTGCATTAGCAATTGTTTCTGCCTTTTGCTTAAATTCGTTTATTGTTGCCATTATTCACCAATTGCATGTATTCTTAATCGTGTCCCTCTCACTCTCTTTCGGGCACTTCCTTTCCGCTCTAAACTACTCTCTAAATATGCAAGGCTGCTTGCCAAATACGCTTCTGCCACGTTCATGACCTCATCATACCTTCGCACTCTGTTTCTGTCATCAACCCTGCTTGCATAGCTATCGTTATGCTGCATTAATCCTGTACGCGTAAGTATTCCACCGTCACTCATAGACATCTTTGCATAAACGAAATACGAGAGCGCCAACTGCAAACCTGCACACTTTCTCATCTCCCCTTTCTCTATATACTCTCCACCTTCAAGCAGTATTCGAGTCGTTTCCTGCAAGGCATCCGCAAGTAATGCTTTGTACACATCTAATCCGATAGCTGGAATGATGAAAATATCCTCACATTCGCGTATAAACGTTTTCACCTCATCTTCATCCACGTGTTTGGATGTAGGCCGCGCAAGCTGCTTGAACTGCTCTACATTTATCAAATGCTTATTCTCCATTCTTCTTATCGTTGTTGTCCGCACTGATGTACTTCATCGGGCGTATAGAAAAGTCTTTAGGCACGGATTCATCATGCCAATAATTAAATATAGATGTAAACGCGCGCTCAATCGCCCTCTGCTCTGTAGTAACCTCACCTGCATAGTACTCATAAGCATCACGCATAACCGCGCCTGAAAAACCTAACTTTCCAAGGCGAATAGAGTAAAAAAGTTCTTGGTGAAATTGAGAATAGATACGCTCGATTACACTCTCATCTGTTGTTGAAAATTCCTTGTCGAAATTCCTAACCGGGAAAGGTACTACCTTGGGTTCATCTTCATCATTCTCAAGCTCAACATAGAGGATTTTAGACCCGCGCGTATCGCCTTGAAATGCCGTCAAGTCCTCATCATCTATCATTTGTCGCTCTTCTTCCTCTCCGTTTTCATTTATACGCGGTGCACCCTTTTTAGCCACCAACATACAAGCAACAAGGAAGTTGTTGCGGACATTCCGGTATTTGATGTTTCCCAATCCTTCATCGGTAGATATTTCTGTAATCACAGAATCATACAAAGGCACTGGGTACTGAAATTTGCCATCCATCGAATACCACAGAATGTGACCGTCATAAGTTTCAATGCCTCCGCTATTTTCAATCTGTCGTATCACCACCTCGCGTAACGGATTGAATACGTTTATACGCCTGATGTTCTTTTCAGACACATCCTGCCTCTTGCCGTTACATGTCTTCTCTCCTCTCCAATCACAATGTAAAAGGATGTGCGACACATTGCCTTTGTCATCCGTCTCTTCTAATCTACACTGCTCGAAAGGCACAAAATTTACTTCCGTAATCTGTCCAAGAACATTGTAGTTAACGTGAAGAGCGAAACCGCCGAATCTTGCAACGTCACCAGCAACGCTATGAAGAATATCATCCATCGCTGCGTCTTCGCGATTAACTTTCATCTCTGAAAAGTACTCATTGTTAAATCCGTACCCCTCAATGAATTTTGCATACCGATTCAGGCAAAGCTGCGCAGTTCCTGATGCGCTTGTTATCGCCATAAGGTTTTGTGGATACAAGTTATCCTCCCCGTAGCTCTGCATTCTGAATCGCTGCTGAAATTTTACGTCAACGCGTTTTTGTGGTTTTTTTGCCGTTTTTACATTCATCGTTTCGCCCTTCTTTGATTTGACTATCCCCCTAATGTTATTTACTTTTTACCTTTGGTCCCTTTGGTTCCTTTGGTGGTTTCTTCTGCGATCTCATCAAAGATTTCGACTTGTTCAGGGTACTTTTCTAAATACTCCTCCGCAATCTTGTCAGAGAGATTATCATTTGTGAATACCTCACCATTT